AAAGTTTCGGCTTCGATTTTGGTAACTCCGTCGCCCATAAGCATTTGTTCTAACTTAATTTCGTTAGATAACATTGCTTTGATTTTTTCTAATAGTGTGCTATTTTTCATTTTGTTTTTATTTAGATAAATTTTTGAGTCATTTTTACGATATTATCTAACGGCCCTAAAGAATCGTTAGCTTTTTTGAATTCGGGTAGCGTTTCGGCTTTTAACCCTAATTGGTTTGCTTGTTGCTTAAAGTCGTTTAATTCTTTTGATAAACCACTAATTAAACCTTTTGCTTCTGCATTTAACACCCTTGCTTTTTTTGTAAACGCTTCCATTTCTTTAGTCCAATCAAGGCCTTTTTTATAAGTGGCGTTAGAATCGTTTAACATTGCTTTAATCATATCTAAAGAAGCTAATTCTACTTCGTGCGTTCCTAACTCGGTTTTATCTAATTCTAAACCCGCTTGGATTTCATCGGCTCGGTTAATTTTGTCTAAAATGTTTTTCATAATCTAATAACTTATTTAATTTTTTTTTGTTGCATTTTTATGGTTTCGGATACCAAAGGGGTGGGGGTGGTACGGGGTTCGGTGGTGTAACGTCGCTTCCTATTCCTTGGTTTTGTAGTTCGCCCGTACAACATTTTTTATGATATTTTCCGTTTTTGCATAGACACCCTCTTTTGCCCCCTATTGGGCTGCTTCTTTTACCTTCAATCATTATCCTTGACCTTTATATATTTTTAAATAATTCTTACTTGTTTTTAACTTACTCGCTTTGCTTTTTGCGTGTACGTTTGGGCGTTTTACCTTGGGTTTTGCAACGTGAACTTTTACGTTAGTTTGCTTTGCCATTTCTAATATTTAGAAATTAATTCCCAATTAGTTTGGTTAGATTTATTTAATTCGTTCAAAATATTTGAAGCATTTACATACTCCTTGTAAATAGGTAATTCAGTAACTGCAATTCCAAGTTCTTTAGCTTGGTTAGAAATGCCTTTAAATAAAGCGTTGTTTTCTTGCAGTTGTTTGTTGTATTTAACCTTGTTAGATTCGTAGGTATTTTGTAAAGAGTTCTTTAAGTTGGTTGCATCGTCAAACATTTTTTTAGCTTTTAATGCTTCCGTTTTCATTTTGTTAGATTCTCCTTCTTCTGATTTTACTTTGGCTATAACGCTTTTTAAATCGTCTATTAAAGCTAATTTTGTTTCGTGTGTTTCTAATTCTGTTTTATGAATCTTATTTAAGATTGAATTAATAGTAGCCATTTTATTTTATGTTTAATAGTTTTTTAAGTTCGTTTACAACTTCGGTTGCTTCGTCTTCTTCTGCGCTCATTTCGAATTTATCAGCAAAATAACCTTCTATTGAGAATCCTTTTACCTTTCCTTCTTTAACATCGTTCCACACTTCGTCGTTATTTACTTTCATCGAAATCATCCAAGTTCCTTTAGGTAAGTCGAATCCGTATAATTTAGATTTGTCTTTTTGTTCGTCTTCAATTATCCACGATTCCACAACACTTAAACCCGTTAACTTTTTTTCGTGTTCGTAAGTAGCGTTGTTTTGGTTTGAGCGCATCAAGAATAATTCACTTGCTTTTCTAATTGTGTCGGGAGAAAAGTAAATATAGTATTCTTCGCCCTTTGCGTTTTTGCGGTATATCTGTTTGTTTGGAATTAAAGCCGCACCCATTAAAATCTTTTTCTCGGTGTCAACTTCTTTTAGTTCTACTTCGTGTTTATTTAGCGCTATAAAGTTTTCTTCGATTGCGGGACTATGTACAACGCTAACCGCATCTATTCCGCTTTGTTCGTCTTTATCGTCTATAATGAGTTCGATTATTCTCATATCTAATTAATTAAATTATTTTTAAAGTGTTGCGTTTTCTATTCGGTTTCTGTCCAAACTTTGAGCCGTGGTAACGTGTCCACTAACTACGAAGGCTTGGGTTGGTTGCTGTTGAAGTTGTGCCAACTGATTAAGTCCGTTGTTTCCTACAACGTTAAACGTAGGGGCTTGTGTTGCACCACCTAAACCACCACCGCCACCGTTAGCGCCACCACCACCACCCGAAGAACCACCGCCTTCGAATTTCTGCATTCCAATTTTAGCGACGTTGGCTAAACCTGCGGCAACGGCTAACCCCGCAGCGATACCACCACGAACGGGACTACTTGCGTCGGGTAAAGGTAGGAACTGCGAACCATAGGCGGCAGTTGCATTCATATAAGTATCTATTAACGCGTTAGCCATTTGAGCGGCTTTCTTAATCTTAAACGCTTTCTTTGCGCTTTCCGTTCCTTTCTTATTGAATAGGTCGGTAAGGTCTGCAATAATTGTTAGTCCTTGCTTGGCAAAGCCTACGTTTCGTTCGAGTTCTGCGCGTTTTCTTGCTTTACTTTCTTCGTCGTACTTCTTTTCAATTTCGTTTATTTCGTTAGCTTTGGCTTCGGCTATTATCGCTTCTTGTTCGGCGTTTCCTAACGCTAAGTTTTCTAACTCAAAGTATTTTTGTCGTACTAATTCGAGTTCGTATTTTTGTGCGCCTAATTGTTTTTCGGTTCTTTTTTGAAAGTTGCTTTCGTCTATTCCTTCAATGGTCGCTTGAAATTCTTGTTCTTTCGCTAACTTATTTTTATTCGCTTCGGCAATAGCGTTTAGTTCGACTTCTTTGTACTTGTCATCTATTGCTTTAAGGTCTTTTTGTAAGACTTCTTCAGCGGTTTTTAAAATAGCGGCTTCTTCTTCAGTTAGGTTTTTAGCGTAGTTAAGTTGAAGATTCTTTAGTTCTTCTTCGTATTTAGTGCGGTTTATTTTTCCGTCGATAAATTTTTTATCTAACGCTTCCCTTTCCGCTTTGTTTTGTTCTTTTAGGAAGTTGTCCCTAAATTCTACAAACGCATTATTACGGGCTTGTTTCTCTTTGTCTATTCCTTCTTCAAGTAAGGAAAGGTCTTGGTTTAATTTCTCCTTACGAAGTTTGGATTCTTCGTCTTGTGTTTTGTTTATATTATCTATTATTTCCTTGTTCGCTGCCTTCGTGTCTTTAACTACTTTTTGGTTATTGCTTATGGTAGTTTTGGTAGTAGTGTTACTATTCTTGGCTTGTTGGGCGGCTTGTTCTTTTTGTGTTCTTGCTAAATCAGCTTCGAATACTTTTAGGTCATTATTCGCGTTGGCTAAATCATTTTTGGAAGCCGCTAAATCTTTATTACTTTTTTCGATAGTAGACCAAAGTTCATTTAGTCGGGCTATTTCTTCTTTAGACCCAAACACGGTAGAACCTTCGCCTTTTCGTAAAGTACTTTTAAAAAGGTCGTATTGTAGTTTCGTTTGCTTAACGATACCTTCGTTCTCCTTTACCAAGTCTTTTCGGTATTGAATAGACGCTTTAAGTCGCGCTCTTTCTAAATCTGTGGTATTTTTTCCTTGTGCTTTGGCTAAACTTATTTGGCGATTAAACGCTTGGTCTTCGGTGTTAAAGGATTCTTCCCTAACTGCCATTCGTTGTCGGGCTTTTGCTATTTCTCGGTCTATATTAGCAATTTGGGCGTTAGTTCGTTTCTTGTCGTTTTCAGACATTTGTTCGGAAGCCCCGTCCGTTAGTCCAATCCAATCGGTAAACTCGGCTATTTTTTCACCACACCAAGTAAATGCAGCTCCTAATTTGTCAAGGTTTCCAATTAACATACCAACCAAAACAACTATTGCACCTATTCCCGTGCTAATTAACGCGGCTCTAAATGCTTTCATAGCTACGCTCGAAGCCGTTGTAGTAGTAGTTAACGTTGTTTGTGCGGTTGTTTGTGCTTTGGTGGTCGCCGTGTCTACTTGTTTGGCTACTATGTTTTCTTTGGTAGTTTTAAAGCTACCCGTTTGGACAAATCGGTAGGCGGCAGTTGCGGCGGTTAATAATCCTTGACCTATTGCGGTTTGGCTTAATACCGTGCCTAAGTTTTTGAATTGGTCTTTCGCTTCCATTACGCCTTGTAGCCCTTGACTTAAAGCCATTGCGCTTTGGATTCGTACCATTGTTTTTTGTAGGTTTTCGGATTCAACACCGATTAAACCCATTGCACCTTCGTATGCTTGGAAGGCGTTTAGTGCGCCCCCAATAGAACCCGACAAGGCGTTAAACTTTGCGTCGGGGTTAAATGCGTCTACTAAGTTTTTAGAATCTTCTATTTGGTCTTTTAATTCGGCGGCTGCCTTGGCGGCTTTGACCGCTTCTTCGGACGTAGCCCCGTATTGTTCTGTAACTTTTTGAAGTTCTGCTAACGCTTCGCGGTATTGGCTTTTTAAGGATTTAACATTGTCCTTTATTTCTACTTCTATTTGTCGCTTTTCTGCCATTGGTTTTCCCTTTTAATAATTAACTCGCGTTTCGCTTGTTTGTACGCCCCCTTAACTGACGTATGTAGTTTGTATTTTCCCTTTGCAATCTCTATTGTTTCGTGTTTATTTACGAATTCATCTATTTGCAAAAGTTGGATAATCGTGTTTAAATAGTTCATCGCGTTTGTCTGATTATGTTAATAGTTTCGTCTTGCGTTTCTCCGTTGGTTAAATCGTAAACTACGAATATTGTTGTTACTTGGTCAACACTTAAAGTAATATTAATAAATTGGCTTTGTGTTATTTCTAACGGGTCAATAATAACGTCGCTTTGCCCACTTGAAAACGTAGCCTTGTAGGCTTGGTTTGGTAAATTAATACCTATATCTATATCTTCTTCTTCGTAGCCTACTTGAATAGTTCGAATTGGACTAATAGGCATAAAATCGTTAAGTAGTTCGAAGGTAGTTTCACCCGTTACCATATTCGTCTTCATCTGATTAATTAGGTATCGTTTGTCTCGTATAACTAACCTATCGTTTAGTTGTAGGCTTGTCAGTAAACTTGTAGGAAGATTCGCCTTAATTGTGGTAAGTCGGTTTTTTGGATTAAACAAATTCGTCAAGTACGGAAAATAATACGTTCGGAACATTGATTGGTTAATAACTTGTAACCAATAGGTAGAAGTTTCGGGCGCAAAGTTCAAAGAGTAATCAATACCCAATACTTGCAAGTCTTGACCAAACATTACGTAGTCGAAGTTGGTAACGTTTCCCGTTCCGTCTGTGTAGTGGATATGGTGCGGTAAAGTAACCGAACCAAATTTGTAAAGTAAACAAGGTTTAGGAATATAAGGCGCAAACGCACTATCTAACGAATAGCCTACTTGAAGTCCCGTTGGGTTTCCTAATTCAAAGAATTGATTAAATAGTAGATTCTCAAAAGGAAGTTCTACGTTAAATTCTCCCCCGTCGTATGGGTATTGATATTCCGTGTTTCCGTATTCTCGTAGCGCTTGGTCGAAAAAGGCTTTGTTCATAAAGCTATTTGATTGCTGATACCTAAAAGCTATTTTCTTGTATAACCTTACGCGGTCTATTCCTATTTCGGTTTTGTCTGTAAACTTCGTTATGTCGATAATTGCCCCCGCAGCATACCAATCGTCCAACGGTATAACTTCGTAAGTGTTTGGCGCAGTACCATAGCAAGTTAGGTTATATTCCTTTAGGATTCCCGAAACAAAATCTTGTACCTTCATAGTAGGCGCTAACCAAGCAAGGTTAGTCGTAGCGCTTGTAGTTATGGTGTTAGTTGAATAGTCGACAAAGTCATTATAACTTACAGAACTAATAACATAATCAACTGAATACGTCAATAAAAAATCAATGCTTAAACCAACGTCGCTTCGAAGCTGAAAGGTGTACACGTCATTTAATCCTTGAACGTTTGGAATCGCCACCAAGTTTCCGTTAGTATTATATCCTAATCCATTCCAAGTTGCATAAAGAGTACCATTCTGATAAACATCTATATAAAATGGAATTGTAGGGTTTGAGTTGTTTGATATAAATAAATAAACATTATGAAAACTAACGCCCGACAAAAAGTTTAAAGTTACCGTACTATTTAAGATGTCAACGTAAGGAATAAGATTATAAATTCCGTGACCACCCCCACCGACAAAACTATTTAAAGTGATATTTTCGGGTTGGCTTGTAAAGGCAAAGTTATTTCTATTTTTAAACCAAAGGTAAGATTGCGTAAACTTTGGGTCGCTCAAAAAAGTACCCGTAAAATTAACACCGTATCTATTTTCAATTAAATTAAATATCGAAGCAACCCTAACGGCAGGGAATAGTTCTCTGTAGTCTATTGCCCCTTGGTTCGTCCTTATGTCGTTAGTGTTCATAGGAATATTAACAAAAGGTAACCAATTAGGAAGGGTTGCAGTCGGTTGAACTGCGCCGTATTCCCAAATCCGATTGGAAGTTATTAGCGGGTAACATACGTCCCAATCAATAGCCCCGTTAGTAATTCTTTGGTAAACTTCAGCGAAACTATAGGTATGATTTATTGGGGTGTAGTCAAGGTCGCTTAATAAATCTTCGCCTACCAAGTCTTTAAGGGTTGTAACGTCTCCATAAAAAGTAATCGTATAGGAGTCGGGTTGCCCGTTTTTCAATTGGCTCTTTTCCATTTGAATTTTGCCCCTACGAAAAAAAGTCATATCAATTTCTATGTACCCGTCTAAACGTTCTTGGTAGTTAATAGAACTATTCAAGGCGTTCTCGTAGAAGTATTCCCAAATTGAATTATTCTTGGGGCTTGTAGGAATCGTAAACGACTGCGAGAAGTCGGTAAACGTTTTACTTATGTCTTGTATATTTTGAATAGTCGAAGTTACTTCTATTACTTCGTCGTTAAATAGGTCTAATTGTTGACCTTCTACAAAAACCCTTACTTGTCTTTTCATTAGATAACGTTATTAATTAAGTCGTTACTTTGCTCGAACTCCAAAACGTAGTTAATCATATAGTTATTAATGCTCTTTTGTTTGTCGATTCCTTTAGTCTTCAGTTTGACGGGTTCGTTATTCAATAAGATTCGTTCACTTAACATTAGTTGTTGAAGGTTAGAACTAAATGATTCGTCTACCCAACCCGTATTAACTCGGTAGCTAATTATTCCGTTCGTGTTGAAGGTTTGCCGTTGGTTGGCTTGAGTGTCCCAACTTCCAAACAATCCCATTTCTTGCATTAGGTTAAACTCGGTTGTAGAAGTTTCTAAATTTTCGTAAGATGCTTTAAAGAAAAATTCCCTTTGCCAAGCCCCGTACATATTAATGAAGTCCACTACTTGAACGTCGTATTTACATTCTTCGATTGGGTAAAAAGTAGCAGTCCAAAGTAATTGCGCTCCGTTAAATATTTCTACCTTGTTTCCCGTAAGATAATAACTTGGTCGAACTCGGTAAAGATTGTACATAGAATTTCCACCCGTAATTGAATACTGCCAAAACAAACCCGTTTGTAACTGCGTGTATTTTACCGTCCAATGTGTTTCTAAATATGCCGTAAAAGTACCCGCCCGTTCAAGGCTATTTAACAAAGGGTTATTGTTTGCGTCGCTCCAAAAGTAATAGTCTTTTTTGTCAAGGTGTACGGGCATTGTAAATATATGGCTTGGGTTGTAACCTTGCGAATAATAACCGAAGCCATCGTATGCCCAATAGGTTGTAGTTCCTAAAAGTACATAGGATTGCGTAAAGGGGTCTAACCAATATTCTTTAACGTCTACTATAATGTATTCGTTTACGTTTAGTAAACCTTCATCTGTGGCGTAATTATTAATAAAAGTCGTGTGTTCTATGTACTCCAATAGGTATGGGGAAATATTGTAAAGGGTTTGGGTGTTGTTACTTGCAGGAATCAGTTTCTCCAACGTGTAACTTGGTGCTATTGGGGGCGGGTTTCCGTTTTGATATATGTAAAGTTCAACCTTGCTACCTTCTTGGGTAGGTTGGTTAATTTCCACTATAAAAGGGCTTCGTGCAAATATTCTATTAATCGCCATAGTTCTTAAAATTTTCTTTCATTATTGTGTCAAATAATTCTTCGGCTTCTAATCCGTAAAGTTCTACCATTTCGTCGGGTAGGTTTTTAAATGCTTCTTCAAAAGGTCGTGTAAAAAACATACTCGGTTTTATTCCCCTATTCCAAATAGACCTAATTATAAAAGTGGCAGTCATATCGTAGGAAATAAACTTTCCTCGCTTGTCGCGGAACTTTAACCCTTTACGTTTAACCCATTCTTTTATGCCTTTGGTTAAGCCACCTTTAACGCCCGTTCCCGTGCCAAATTGGAAGTCGCTTAAACTTCTTCCCGACTTTACACCTCGTACCCCTTGGTCTTGGTAAAAGCCGTATTCGAGCATTTCAAAGTAAAGGGTAATGGAATTAGGATTAACCGCTACTTCGCCTTCTAAACTTTGTTGTAAACTACCCGTACTATTTTTTGCGGATAGATTATTTTTCGCGTTCTGTATAACGTGGTCTCGGAATATCTTTAAGGCTTCTAATTGGCGTTCCTTTTCCATTTAACAAATAGTCATTTCGTTAGGGAAGTCCACGTTAAAAGTCATAGCCCACCCCGCCAAATAGTTTTCGAATCGTTCTATAAATGGTTCGCAGTTAGGTGCGCCGTTTAGTTGGTACAAATCGTCCCAAATGTTTCCGTGTTTTAGCATCTCGAAACATCGGTTTAAAATTGCTAACTGAGTATTTAAAACGTCTATTTCGTTGTCTGAAGTTTCAAATTTTCCCGTAGGTTCTTCCTTGCGTTGGCTTACGTTATCCATTGCGAGAATAGTAACCGACGCGCTAATAACGTTGTCGTTAAAGTTTACATTATTTACCATAACGTGAACCAATGGAAAGATATTTTGTTTGCCTAAATCCACGTTAAAAATAGACCCTTGCGTTATCGTGTTAACCAAGGGGTCGTTAGTGAAGTGTGTTTTAAGTGTGTCAAGTAAAGAATAGTAACCCGTCATAATTTAGCCTTTTTTATTTCCATTAATTCTATTTCGTTTTTCTCCGATTCAAAAGTTAGATAGGTAAGACATTTAAATAATCCGTATTTTGTAACTGTGTCATATTTTGTAAGGTCTCCTTTAGCGAGTCCGTAAATGCTTGAATACCACCCCCACTTTTTGCCAAACTGAGTTCGTGCGCTAAAGTCAGAAACTCTTTCTCGTTCGTCTTTATCTCGCTCGTCAAATAATCGAGGGTAGCGCTTAATAACTCGCTTCCTAAACTCCAAAAAAAAACACTTGAAGAAATAGCTACGTCCATAGGCGCGAACTTCATACCTTCGCTAAATGCAGCTGCCCCCGTGTATTCCATAATCTCGTACTTGTCTTCTTTACGAATTGTAATTGGTCGGTACATTACTGCCATTGCTTTGTGGAAATCTTCCCACTTACTTAAATAGTTTTCAAGGTCTACATATTCCCCAAAGGTTATATTCTCAAGGTCGGGAATAAATCCAAATTCTATATCGCCTATTTTAAAGGTAGGTTTAAACTTTGGTTTAGCCTTGAAGATTTCCGTAAAGTGTACGATTAGTTCATTAATAGAAGTTAGTTTTAGTTTGACTACTTCTTGTAATTTCAGACCGCAAAATATTTCAATCATTTTTTGTGCTATAAATTCTTCGTCGTTTGACGTTGCTTGTAGCTTTAAAAACTCTTGGTAGTTACATAATGGTATTTCACTAATTGAACTTGGTACGACTATATCTAACTTCATATTATTATAATTAATTTTTCGTGTTTTTGTAATTCAAAACAAATTCGTGCGCTCGTACAAGCATTTCAAAGTGTTGGGGAAAACGTGCCATATTATTAAATACTATTTTAACCTGCTTACCCGTTCGTTCATATATGTACGATTCTACCCGCGCAATCATTACTTGAAGGTCGTTCGTATTACCGTACTGCATAACTTCCGTAATATGAACCTAACCCTAACGTTTCCATTTCGTGGTATCTAAACGCATCGATAGCGTGGTTATTAAAATCGATTGGTTTGTTTAATCGTTTTCCTTGCTTGTCCGTGTCCCAAATGTACGAGCGTAATTCTTTGATTAAATTACCGCTATTAGAAGTAACAAGGTATTCGTTACGCTGAATTACGTCTATTCCGTAGTTTATGGAATCCTTACCCTTTGTTACTCCTTTAATCGTTATTCCGTATCTTCTTATTTCATCTATTGATTTAGGTTCGGAACTATCAGCATAAACTATTACGTTTTTTGGTAGCAACTTAGCTATGTCGCTATTTAATAACCCCGTTTGGTAAACTAATTCGTTTACTATTCGTTGCCCGTTGTAATTGTATATTTCAATTATTGCGGTCGGGTCGTTCGTGTAACCGAAGTCCAACCCTAATCCAATTAGCTTGGCTTCCTTTGGTATAGTGTCAATTTGTTTCCAATTAGAGAATACAACACCTTCTAACATTCCTAATTGACCTTCGCCGTATACCTTCCACCAATTAGCCCAATAAGAACTTGTCTTGGCTTTGTCGCGGTTCTTTTCTATTTGGTCTATAATTGATTGGTCTAACGCTTCGTTATCCTTGTAAGTCAATATTAAAAAGTCGGAGTCTGATTCGTCTTTTAGTTCGGTGTGTACCCAAAACTCGTTGGCGGGGTTGAAGTCTAAATAAACTTCCTTCCGTGTTCGAATAGCTAATTCGTTGTAGGCATCAAAGGTAATATTGTTACATTCGTTTATGTATAGTATGTCCCTTCGCGCACCCCGTAACTTACTCGAATCATCTGCGCTAAAAAATTCTATTACGCTTCCGTTGGCAAACTCGTAACGAAGTAATGAGCGGTTAAAACGTTCTTCGAAATACCTGCCCGTTGATTTCATTATTTTTAGGAAGTCCCGTAGCGCACCACGCCTTAAATGGGGGATAGTTTCCGCGACTATTGATA